TTTTCTGCGCTCTCGAAAATTGGAGCAATTGCAGACAATGCATTTGAAAAAGCCTCAGCAACGCTAGGCATATTATCTGTGACAATTCCCTCGATGCCTTTTAGTAGGTCACCGCCGAGTTTGAAACCAATCTCCACGATGCCAGCTTGAATAGCTAAAACAGCAGACACAATCGAACTTCCGATACGAACAGCGCCAGTCGATGTTATGACGTCATAAAAGCCATCTGCAAACGCCTGAGCGATGTTTCCAGCTGAGGTAAACATATTGCCCGTATTCTCAAATTGAGCCACTAGAGAACGAATAATACGCTCTTTTTGGCGCCCTAGACCGTTTGCTATGCTTTCGGCAAGAAAGACACCAATGCCAACTCCGACCGTACCGATAGAACCTGCAATCTGCCCTAGTGCGTAAGCGATTTTCTCGGTCATGCCATTAAAAGCATTGACCACTCGTGGATCAGTTGCAATTTCTTCAAGCGTAGTCTTGATTTGACCAAGACCAATTTTGATACGTTCTAAACCTTCAGCTCTGAACGCAGCAGTGAAACCCTTGCTGAAGAGATCTGTTAGTCCTTTCAGCTTATCTCCAAGACCGTCAAAGATACTCTTGAACTGGTTGTCCATGTCAGTCAAGGCTATTTCTGGCAAGATGTCTTTGAAAGGCCCGCTACCGCCTTTACCTTTTTTACCTTTGCCTTTGCCACCGCCACCGCCTGAACCGCCAGAGCCTCCGTCGTCAGAATCATCTTTCTTGTTTAAAAGCGTGATTTCGTCAAATCCGGCTAGACCAAGCAATTCTTTGGCTGCTTTCTTCGCATTTTTGGCAGAATCCCCAAGGTTGTCAGCTAGCCCGCCCGAAGCATCGTCTGCATCACCCATAGCATCTGCGAGGTCGCCTGCGCCAGATGAAGCATCTTGTAAGGCTCCGTTCATGTCTCCGACTGCGCCGGCCACACCGTCCTTAACTGTCGCTTTCTTGTTAAACATCAATGCGATAAACTCAGCGAGTTTAGCAGTCACATTCTTCAATACCATAGCAAATGAATTCAAGACTGGCATAATAGCATTGATAATCGGCAAGAATGCGTTACCTACGTTCAAGGCAGCATCCTTAAGCAATGATTTAAACAAGCTAATGCGTCCGTTGACGGACTGAGACAAGGTCGTGCCATACTTAGCAGTCGCCTGCTCCAAAATAGCCATTAAACGAATCTGTTGTTGCGTTTGGTAGTCAAGTTGGTCCCAGCTTTGACCATTTGCAAAACGCTTGAACGCTTCAGTAGATTGAATCATGGCCACATTAACGTTGATTCCTAAATCTTCAATTGCTTCCGTGTTACCAAGCAAACCAGAGCGAATACGCTCCATAACGTCTGTAATACTGCGACCTGATCCCTCTGCTACTACTGCCGATGTCTGAAGCATCTTGGCAGTATAGGCGCTCAACTTGTTCGAGTCTTTGATAAAGCCAGAAAATAGGTTTGAATACACCGCCCCATATTTTGTCGCTTCACCAACGCCCATATTCATAGCGTTTGCATTGTCATTTACCCATTTTAAGAATGTCTGTGAGCTCTCGCCCATTTGACGCTTGATTTGGTTGACAGATGCCGTGACTTCAAGAGCCATCTGCGTTGAGTACATGCCGACGTCAAGCAACTTCTTGCCAAGATACGCAAATCCAGCGAATTTGGCTAGTTTACCAAACACGCCTAGCATGGAGCCAGACTGTGCCTTGATTTTGTCGGTGGATGACTGTACTTTGTTAGAAGCATCTTTGACCTTATTCTCGACTTCTTTCATCTTGTTTTTGAAAGGTGCGATTTCAGCATCAATCATAACCTTGAGCTCATCAAGAGTAACTCCCATCTATTCTCCTTTCATTTTCATTTTTCTATTATGGCTTTCAGCAAACATGCGCATACGTTCCTTGTGCAATTTCAATTCTTGAGCCAATCTTGCTTGTTCAACTTGTTCTCGCTCTTTCTCAAAAAGTTCAGGGGCGTAATCCCATACTTCAAGCGGTTTAGCATCTTTTGAAAGCAACAAGGATACATTATTCGCTATCATTTGCGAAAGTCTGTAAGATTCAACTATTTTTTCTTTTTGTTTTTGGATTGTGACACGATTATAGCTTTCAATCATTTCTCTGATTTCAAGCACTGTCAAATTCCAAAAATCGAGGGGCTTCCCTCCGATATCTAAAAACATCGGATAAAGCCCCTCAACCATTTCTTTTACTGACAATATAGCAGTCGATTCTACTCGATTACTTCCATTTTCGTTTCGGATTTCTTGGGAGTTTTCTTGCTTGTTTTCTCCTCCCGTGGCATAAAACCCGATACTTGAAGCATTGGCAAGATAACGTCCGCCATGAATGTTGCCTGGTCGCCACCATTATCAACATAGTCATCGTAAAGGTCAGATACATCTTCAAATGAGATTCCATGCTCGAACTTTTGAAGTGCTCCATGGGTCAATAACAACATGACTTTAAGAGGGGGTAAAGCAAAGGCTTCTCCCTCAGATGGCATGAAGACCTTGAGCAAGTTCGCACCGATTTTTTCTTCTACTTTCGTCGCTTGCAAAGACGTGAGGCGGAGTTTTAACTCCTTGTCCTCACTGACTTTCCAAATTGCGTATGGTAGAGCCATCTATTAACCTCCAATTCCATCAACGAATGTCAATTCAGACTGCAAGGCAATCTTGAGCGTGAATTCGATAACAGAGTTCACTCCGCCACCGCCAAGTTTAACTGACACTTGACCTTCAAAAGTGACCTTGGTATTGTCTGGGTAGGTTTGTTCAAAGTAGAGCTTCTCCTTGTTGTCTGCAGCATTACGCAAGACACGGTAAGGTGAAGTGGTAGTGGTGTTGTCATAAGCGAATTTGTACTCAAGTTCTCCAGCATCACCAATACCAAATTCATATTTTTTAACCTTGTCTGCAAGAGTCGTATTCTCGACTTTTTCAGGTTCAATACCAAATTCAGGTACTTCTTTCAAACCTACAAGATTTTGATAATCGCCTTTAGTTTTACTAAAAGCAAGCTTAATTCCGTTTGCTAACATGTATTAATTCTCCATTCTATACTGATAAACCAATTGTGAATTCAGGTCCACGATTCCCTCAAAGCGCATCAACTTGTGACGCAAATGCGACGGATCAGGCACGTCCTGACAATCAGTTCTTCGCAATCCTAAAGATGCAAAGATTTCATTGATTTTGACTGCTAAATCACTTGTGCTGTCTTTGTCGAAAATATCCACCTTGTAGCGAATATGCGATTTGTGCTCTTTGTCGTCGTACCATTCACCTGGTTTATTCTGTTCTTCCAAAAAAATGACGACTGGGACATTCTCCCAATCGTCTGGATAAGTATCGGTCACATTATCTGCGACCTTTTGCAATTCTTTGTAAATTAAGGGTTTAATATTAATCATTTTATCTGTTCTCTTATCTTTCTGCTAACGTATTTTGAAATGTTACTAGATACACGGTCATGGTTATCTTTCAAAGCAGGATACAAGTAAGGTTGCGCAGGCTGACCATACATTTTGTAGAACTCACCTCTTTTTGCAAAGTGGTAAGGTCCTACGTTGATTTGGTCTTCATGCACGTACCAGGGACTAGAGCGATAAGACACGCTGACTTCTGGCGATATGCCCGAATGGTTTTCTTGCCCTTTGGGACCCGTTCCAAGCTCGACATAAGCGCCATGGTCTGAGTTTGTAAAAACTTCACCAGATATCTTGTTGCCGTTTACTTTCAACCGCACTTTGATGCTATTTCTCAACTCACCCTCATTCGCTGGTGCTCTGAGTTTCGCTTCGGCTTGTACGACTGTTTTGGCAGCATGCAAGACCGCTTGTCCTACTATCTCGTTACTCTTTGCACCGTATAATTTACGGCATTTAGTGATTAAGCTATCTACTCCGATTAAACCTGACACGTTCTAACTCCAAAACTTGATGATGGCTATACACTTTCTTTGAGATAACTCGATGTGTAACCTCTGTCTTGCTATCAATACAAACACCGTCTTTTACATTGATATCTGCATCCTTGCTCGCATTCGCATTCAAGATATCATTGACACGGTCACCGTAAATCTCAGATTGTAGCTTGCTAGTCGCTGGCCACAACTCAAGTCTTACTTCTTCAACCTCGTCCGCATATCCCTCTTTAGCGACTCCCTCATTCGTTACGGTTTTCTTGAACCGCTTGAGGTTATATGGTTTCAGTCTATTCTTTTTCAAAAACATGACCTGCCACCCTCGCTAACCGATGCATCCGAATACGCTGTAAAAGACCCGTAGATAAGCCTGACTCACTGTAGGTAACAGAGATACCACCTTCGCTCCTAGACTGCTCTCCCTCGCTTCCAGAACGGTTGTAGAGCTCAATTGCAAGTTCCGGTAGTAGTCTTTTGAGTGCTGGCGTCAGCTTCTCTCGGTTTGTTTCAGATAAAATGATATTTTCGGCCCTTAATAGTAAAGACGAGAGGACTGTTTCGTCACTCTCGCCCGTTAATTGTTTTAGTTTTTCAAGTTCCATAAGACCTCCTAGTCGTAAGGAGTCGTCTCGTCTCCTTGGATTTCGTTTTCGTCAATGATCTCGACAACATCTGCGATATTGACTGAGAACTCACTCTTGAGATTGTGTGACAATTCGTTGAAACGCTCGTCTGTCATCCCAAAAACATCATTCTCATGTCGTCTCACTTTCGCTTGCCAGTCATTGAAAGCTTGTTTGACTCTGACTTTCATAGCTCAGACCTTATTTCTTGACTTTCCAGTTAGCTGAGTCAGAGTCCGGCGCAGTTATTGAGTTTGAAATCTCTTTAACTGCAACGTAGACCTTGTCCTCGTGCGTTACTGTGTCACCTTCTTTGTAGGCTTTTCCAGTCGTCCATTTTTTAGCACGGTTCACTGTCTTACCTTGAGCTGATTCCTTAGCAGCTGGCTTGGTATCTGCAATTGTGATGATGTATTTTTGGAAATGTTCAAGAACATACGCTCCAGTGTAGAGCAATTGTTCTACCAATTCACCAAAGCGCCCAGGTACATTGTCATTGTACTTGGTATTGTCAATTTGAATTGGTGATGTAACGACACCAGGAGCAGTTGCAAGGGCGTTAACATTTGGCAAGAATTTAGAAGGTACTTTGTAGACTGTGTAGTCATCCAATTCGCCAACGTATCCTTTGCCAAGAACCCTCTTGTCTGCGTCACCTTGTGGCAAACGTACGATTTCAGACTTGATAGCTTTGTAGAAACTTGGTGTCACGAAGAGCAAGCGTTCTTTAGTGATTCCAAGTTCATCCAATTTCTCAGAAACATCAAGAACCGCATTGTATGCGTTGTTCGCTCCTGCCGTTTTACCCATGACCACATTGTCACTTACGTTTCCGAGCGCTGCATCAAAACGAAGTTTATCAAGATATGGAGCGACTACCTCAGCAGCCTGACGAGCAATTACGTACTCAATATTTACTTGACCATTCGAGTCACGTTCGTCCAACTGGTCAACGAAACGACCCCAGTATTTTTCTTCTTCAAGAGTGTAGACCTTTTCTTCAACTTCAACATGGTCAAATTCATTGTCTTTGTTACGTTTGTAGTCTTTTAGCTCGGTTGTGTTACCTGTTGCAACTGTAAAAGAGCGACCGTTTAGAGTCACTGCTTCAGTTGGTGTCAAGAGTGGTGTTGCGTATGAATTTACCGCAAGGACATCCTCGATAATTCCAAGGTGTTTCTTGCGTGATTCTGCTGTGTTTAAT